TTGCGTATAGCGTTACCAAATCCGCTAAGCGAAAGTATAGAAAAACATGGTGTAGGGTGTGCCCTCGTGTACAGTGTTTTCTAGCATAGTCGAGTTCCCGCTCGCACAATTTTGGCTTTGTCCAGTTGCTGTGCGGCCAGCAACTGTGTCATGTACATAAATGGACCGTGGTAATATTTTTAATACAAATAAGAGCACCGGAAGTAGCTCAGATACTTCCACTTTTAAAGTTCCTTTTCATTATACTACTGACGTGCGTATAGATACTTCTGACGGTCTAGCGCATGAAGAGGAATGGTTTTATAGTCAGAGTGGGCTTGAAAAAGTTCTCCAACGTAAACATGCAAAGTTGGGTGAATTAGAACAAGCCATGGTTCGCAAGAATCAGAAGATTGCCGAGCTTGAGTCAAATCTTGCTCGTAAATATCGGCAGTGCAATAAGCTTAAAGAGCGCATAGCTCTTTTGGAGGCTCAACTTTTCGGAGATGATCTCGAAGTTGAAACTACTAAGAGTTTTGACGATCATAATTGGCATTTGCCTGCTGTTATGCAATCGCAATCCGGTATGGAATCAGCGATGGGCGATGCAGAGCCCGGTTTGTCTGTGGAGGAACCACCTTCTCGGACGACCGAGCAAATCACCGCTTTTGCTGATGAAGATGCTGGATGGCAGACTACTGTTCATAGTGAATATGACGAGACTCGTGATACCGTTGCTGCTAATGACACTAATCTAGGAAATTTCTTGGAGCGTCCCGTAAGGGCACTTCAGACTTCCTGGGTTGTTGGTCAGCCTCTCTTTACTGCTTTCAATCCTTGGACTTTGTTCCAATTGAATGATGCTGTAAATGATAAGCTTGGTAATTACGAACTTCTCAGATATAAACTTCACATGAAAATAGTCATTTCGGGCACTCCGTTTCATTACGGACGTGCCATTGTGTCTTATAATCCTTTGTCTGGGTTGGACGATGTGACAGTTACACGTAATTTTCTTGACGTGGATGTCATTGGTGCTTCCCAGAGGCCTCAGTTGTGGTTGAATCCGACTACTAATGAAGGTGGAGAGATGTGTATGCCGTTTTTCTGGTATGATAACTATCTTTCGCTTTCTAAGGCGGATGCTGCCGAGATGGGTGAGGTGTCGATTAAGTCACTTGGTAATCTCCGCCATGCAAATGGAGGAGATGATCCAGTCACCGTGACCGTATTCCTTTGGGCTTCTGATGTGGTTCTTACCATGCCTACTAGTCTTACTGATCCTACTTCGATGAAACAGAATTTGATTCTGGCATCGCAGGCAGGTAAGCAAAATGGCAAGAGTAATACCAATAATTCGAAGCGTACGAAGGGTAAGGGCAATTCAAACATGATGAATAGCGGTGATGAATATGGGTCAGGTATTATTTCGAAACCAGCTGCTGTGATCGCTAAAGCTGCAGGTGTATTGGAGCAAATTCCAATGATTGCACCCTATGCTCGCGCGACCAGTATGATAGCCGATAAGGTTGGAAAAGTAGCTGCGATTTTCGGATTTAGTAGACCTGCTGTTATTACGGATATTGAGCCTTTTAAGCCTAATCCCACTGGCAATTTAGCCAATGTGGATGCTGCTGACGCAGTGCATAAGCTTACGCTCGATTCCAAGCAGGAACTGACCATTGATTCACGTACTGTTGGTCTGGATGGAACGGATCAGATGGGAATTACTGATATCGCGTGTCGTGAGTCGTATTTGACCTCTTTTAATTGGTCTACGACTGACGCCGTTGATGATATCTTGTGGAACTCTTACGTTACTCCGAATTTATTTGGAATTAACGGTAGTGAGCTTCATCCCACGCCTATGTCCATGCTTGCTCAGATGTTTAAAGATTGGCAAGGTAGTCTGAAATTTAGGTTTCAGATTGTCAAATCTCAATATCACAAGGGCCGCATGTTAGTTAGGTATGATCCTAGAAGTCATTCTTCTACCATTGAATATAACGAGAACTATTCCAGAGTTGTTGATATTTCAGAAGAAGACGATTTTGAGATTATTATTGGTTGGGGTCAGTCAGATCCTTTCCTTGATTGTAGTCCTCAAATGTCGTCCTCCGTAGTTAACTACGGTACGACACGTCTTACTACTGATAGTAACCAGCGCTTTAACGGAGTTTTGGAGCTTAATGTTCTTAACTCCTTGGTTAGTCCTTCTGTTGATTCAGACATTACAGTAAACGTATTTGTGAGTATGTGTGACGACGCGAAATTTGCATTTCCCGCCGCAGATAAACTTCGTAACTTGCACTATTTCCCTCAGGTTGTTCCTACTGCTGAGCCTTTCACGGCACAGGAGAACCCTGGCCTCCTGATTTCACAGTCAGGTATGGA